CAAAAGACCGGATTGGTAAAAATACTAATTTAGTTATTGAATATGCAAAGAACCTAACTGGAATATTAGAAACTGTAGATATGTCTGATGTAGCAACGAGAATAGTGCCACAGGGGGCAAATGGATTATTGCTTCCCGAATATTTTATAGATTCTCCTAATGTCGGATCATATTATCAACCGTTGGTATCTCATATGGAATTTAGCGAGGTTGAAGTTGTTAACAAAGACCAAGCAACAGCGGACAAGCCTGAATTTTCTCAAGAACAAGCATATGCGGAGCTTAGAAGATTAGTAAAAGAACTGTATGATAACGGGATAGATAAGCCAACTTACACTTATGACATTAGCTTTATTGATTTATCGAAAACAGTTGAATATAAATCTTTTAAAGATATGTATTCACTTAATCTCGGTGATATAGTGAGAGTTAGACATAGAGATATGAATTTAGACTTAGACTGTAGAATCAGAAATTATAGATATAATTCATTAATTAATGAGTTTGAAAATTTGCAAGTAGGAACTATTAAAAAAAGTATATCTTTAAATATACAGAAGGTACAAGCTGAAGTTGTTTCAACCAAAGAAAATATTTTATTTCAAGTATCAGATGTAAATAATAAATTAACATCAAAGATAGAAATTACAGAAAAAGAGATAAGACAAGAAGTTACAGATACTAAGAATAATTTACAAAGTTCCATAACTCAAACTGCTAAAGAAATAAGACAAGAAGTTACAGACGCAGACAATAAATTGCAAACACAAGTTACTACTACTGCTAATAGCTTCAACATATTGGCTGGC